CCAAGGCCTCCTATGCAAGTGGGAACTTTGGGCGGACCCGGTTATGGTGAGTTTCCTTTAGGAACAGCTGGGCCTCGCGTAGATCCTAGCGACCCCGAATTTATACCACCACCGAAAACAGGCGGTGTTAACCTTGGCAACATATCGATACCAAACATAGATGTGGATGCAATTAGAGAAAGAATTGAAAACCTAAACATTGATATTGGTGGAGAAGGTGGCAGGCCAGACATGCCAATAAACATACCGCCACCACCAGCAATCACACTCCCGCCAAAAGAAATATTAGAAAGAGGCCCCGGTGCAGGGAACATTCCAATGAAACCGCCGTCAATTGAAAGGCTACCAAAGGGATTAGAAAAGCTTTTTATAAGACCTCCATTGCCGCAGGTTCCTGATGTGATGCCTCCAATGCCACAAGCAGATCAAAGTTTGCTCGATCAGTTTGCTGCCAGTCAAGGCGCCCAAGATTTTGGTTTGACTGCCTCTTTTGATCCTGAGACTGGTCAATACATAACCGATCTTGGAGAGCTAGGTTTCACAGGAGATCAGCGGTTTAAGAGACAAACTCCAGAAGAATTTGCGGCGCAGCTAGCGCCAAAGCCAGCGCCTATGCCTGCACCGATGCCGGAGCCTATGCCAATGCCAATTAGCGTGCCGCAACCAAGATTTAAGCCTGAGCCGATGCCGTTGCCTGCTCCAGTTATGCCTAATATGCCATCTTTACCTAAGTTTCCAATGCCACAAATAGATCCTATGGGGCGAGCGGCAGCTCCACTAACAAGAGGCCCGGTGAATACGGCAATTAATAGACCAGCGGTTGGAATGCGTGGTCCGGGGCCAAGGATAAGATAATGACACAAAAGAAAATCAACAAAGTAATAAAGGGCTTGAAGAAAGCCAGCAAACTGCACGCACAACAAGCCAAAACATTGGGCGCGATCAAGATGAAAAAAGGCGGTAGCGTGCCAGATAATGTGGCCAATCCTTCGCTTTACTCAAAAGCCAAAGCAAAGGCAAAAGCCAAATTTGATGTTTACCCTTCAGCCTATGCCAATGCCTACATGGTTAAAGAATACAAAAAGATGGGCGGCAAATATAAAGGAGCTACGGGAGGAGAAGTGACGTTAAAGCCAATACCAAAAGGCAACAAAGGTTTAGGCAAGCTGCCAACAAAAGTACGCAACAAAATGGGCTACATGGCTAATGGCGGCACTGTCATGGTTCAAGGGCGCGGCTGTGGAGCAATGATGAACAGCAAGCGTAAAAAGACAAGAGTGCCTAGAAGCTAATGGCCAAGCCTAAAGGTGGTCTAACCGAATGGTTCGGTAAAGGATCCAAGGGCGATTGGGTAGACATTGGCGCTCCCAAAAAAGACGGCAAGTTTCAACAATGTGGAAGAGCTTCCACAAAAGGATCTAAACGCAAGTACCCCAAGTGCGTACCCCGGTCTAAAGCAAATCAAATGTCCAAAGGGCAAATCGCTTCAGCTGTAAAGCGCAAGCGCTCAAAGAGGCAAGGCGTTGGCGGCAAACCTACCAACGTAAAAACTATTGTTGCAAGAAATGGTGGTAAAATAACAAAACGATCAAACATGGGTTTGTTTGGCAGAATATAAGGAGCGGTTATGACGTATAAAAAAACAAAAGGCTATGCAGTAGGGAAAAAATCCAAAGGCGGGGCTATGATGAAGAAGTCGAAAGGTGGCTCTCTCATGAAGAAGTCTAAGGGTGGATCTCTCATGAAGAAGTCTAAGGGTGGATCTCTCATGAAGAAATCTAAGGGTGGCGCTATGATGAAAAAATCAAAAGGCGGAGCCATGATGCGTAAGTCCAAGGGTGGGGCTATGATGAAAAAGTCCAAAGGCGGAGCGCTAAATAAAAAATCCAAGAGGTAAGCCATGTCTTACCTCATCAGTAACGTCCCGCACTTTAAATGTTGGGTGAGGCGGGAGTTTACCCACAATCATGAAAAGTATCATCATGAATACATCCACGCTCTAGCTATTGCGGTTAACACCATCCCTGATCGTTCTTTAAGTTTCCAAGTAGTGTTTACAGGTTGCGAATCCGATTGCGAAGATTGGGATGAAGAAGGCAACATTCATGGTGGCGCTATGTGGGCGCGTATGCCAATACAAGGGCTGGTTTTTGACATGCCTCTGGAAGAGTTTCCCAGACCCATGGAAGATCATTTAGCACAACCTTGGGATTGCGAATCAAGAAACCATGCGGTCACAGTCATGGATCGTGTAAGCTCCTCACCGTGGATTGCTAAGATTGATGGCGAGTTTTATCAGGCCAAATATTTGTTTACGGTGGACTACACAGACTCGGACATAGCAGATGATCCTGCACAACACAAGCAATCTCATGTATTATATATAACTGAAGATTGCGAATGGAAAGGCAATCTGGTTGCATTACCTAACAACCGGGTTAGGGCTACAAGCCCAGCTCTTTGGGTTACAGGCGAAGGCGCACCAGACTTCAAACCATCGCAGTGGGCGCATAGCGCAGAAGGACATGAAAGTTATTTGGATCCGGCGATAACTTTTAATAATTTATATGAGGATTAGATGGCATTATCCGGCAGCAAAAACTTTGAACCAGATGTAGCAGAATACATCGAAGAGGCTTTTGAGCGTTGTGGCTTAGAGCTTCGTACTGGTTATGATTTGCGTACTGCCAAAAGAAGCGCCAATCTGATGCTGGCAGAATGGGCTAACCGGGGCCTGAATCAGTGGACGATTAAAGAAGTAGACATAACCATGGTTAAAGATACTTCGACCTACAATATTGATTCTACAAACGCTACGGCCCCTATCGACGTTCTCGATGCTTACATACGAGAAACTGTAAACAGTGAGACTACAGACTTTCCTCTTAACAAAATAAGTCGCGCAGAGTATGCGAACTTATCTACTAAGGCATCTAGCGGTAAACCAAACCAAGTTTTTGTAAACAAACAAACGACACCGACAATCACAGTCTGGCCTGTGCCTGACAAGAACAGCACATACACCGTGAGGTTGAATGTCTTAACACGTATGGACGACGTTGATGGAGCTGTAGATACTGTTGACATGCCGTTTAGGTTTTTTCCGTGTTTTGTAGCTGGTCTTGCTTATTACATCAGTATGAAAAAAGCACCAGAGAGAACTGGCATGCTCAAGCAAGTGTACGAAGAAGAATTTACAAGAGCCTTATCGCAAGATGAGCCTCGTACATCATTAAGAGTCGCGCCAAATCTTGGCAGGTATAATTCAGCGTAATGGCTTTTGCATCTGGAAAAGAAGCTTACGGGATCTGTGACATAACCGGATTTCGTTACAAACGACGCGAGATGAAGAAAACGTGGAATGGTCTAATTGTGGGGCCAGATCAATGGTCACCCAAACACCCACAATTAGATCCTAAGCCAAAACCAGCTGATCCGCAGGCGATTCGTAACGCCAGACCAGAGACAGCAGAATTCAATCAGTCATTTGTGTTGTATACAAATGTAGACAAAGGTATACTTGGCACTAAACTTGACACTTACGAGCTTACTGTAAGTGTTGGCGAGGTAACCATAACGACATCATGAGTTTTACGTTAGCGACATTAAAGACTGCAATACAAGACTACTTAGAGTGTACAGAAAGTACGTTTGTTACGAATCTGCCCACTTTTATTAAAGAGTCTGAGCAACGCATCTTTAAGCTTGTAGAGCTACCAAAACAGCGCAAAAACGTCACAGGACAGGTGACTTCTAGTAATAGGTTTCTAGCTACGCCTTCAGACTTTTACGCGCCGTTCAGTGTGGCAATAATATCTGCAAACACTTACCACTACTTGGATTTTAAGCACACATCTTTTATCAAAGAGTTTGCGCCGAATACAACTACAACTGGTAGGCCTAGATATTACTCACTGTTTGACGACACAGCATTTGAGCTTGCTCCAGTGCCTGACGCAAACTACGACGTAGAGATTCACTATCTGCATAAACCGGCGTCCCTAACGTCCGGTGCAGAGAGTGGCACAACACTTCTATCCACAGACTACCCTGACGCTCTCCTTTATGGTTCTCTCGCAGAGGCGGCAGTGTTCTTGAAAGAACCGCCAGATGTCATAGCGACATTTGAACAACGGTTCAAAGAGGCCATTGCCAGAATGAAGACCATCGGGGAGGGACGTGAAACCAGAGACGAATATCGTTACGACCTCCTGAGAACAGGAGTAAACTAATGCCCCAAATAGAGTCGCTTGAGGGCGCTCACGTAGCGATTGTTGCCTTGGGCAACTCACAAGTAGATTATGCCATTGGTGCAGAAAATAGCATGCAATGGGATGAAGTCTGGACCGTTAACTCAGCAGCCGCTGTATACAAATCAGATCGTATGTTTATGTTGGACCCGGCCAGTCGGTTTTTTGATACCGATGATGCGGGTGCGCAAACCGATGTGATGAAGAAGTTTTTGCCAGAGTGTGACATCCCTTGTTACACATGCGAACTGGATGAGCGGGTGCCATCAGCGGTCGTATATCCCATCAAGGAGGTGGTTCAGGATACAAAGTGCGCATACCTCAACAACACCATACCGATGACAATTGCATTTGCTTATTGGAACAAGGTTGCGCGGATTGATCTTTTTGGTGTCGATTATAGTTACCAACACAATTTACATTTTGCGGAAGCTGGCAGAGCTTGCGTAGAGTTTTGGCTGGCTAAGTGCATGGAAGCAAACATTGAAATTGGCGTGTCTCATAGATCTGGTTTGCTTGATCAGAACGTCCCGCTTGAAGAGCGCATATACGGATTTCACCGACTAGAAGATCCTGTCGTCGCAGTGAATCACGACTCTGGCTGGATAATTTGCGGAAACTCACAGATCGAAGCAGAAATGAAAAAGGCTGGGGCTAAGGTTCCAGAGCCTGTTCTATCACCGGAGCCTTATCGTGGCTGAGATGGGCAAAGACAGCTTTTTAGAGCTTGGCAGCGTGATGGTTGAAACCACACAGAACAAAGGCCATGACCCTGAGTTTTGGGCAGAGCAGATAACCAAGAAGATTTGTGACATTTCAGCGGACGCAGCGCCACACATAAGACAGCAAGCTGAGGCTTTTCAAAATTATATCTATACGATAGTGTTGTATGGAATAAAGAACGCAATTACCTCAGATCGCACAACTATGGTAAACTTATTGACAAGTCAAGGTCATCATGACATGGCGAAGATAATTAAGGAGTTATAGTTATGGCAATAACAAGCGCTATACCAACAAGCTTTAAGCAAGAGCTGCTTGTGGGTACACATAATTTTACTAACAGCTCCGGTAATGCTTTTAAGCTTGCTCTGTATACTAGCTCGGCTACTTTGGGCGCGACTACGACAGCTTTTACAACAACCGGGCAGGCATCAGGTACAAACTACACTAGTGGTGGAGCCACTTTAACGTCAGTTACGCCGACCACATCAGGCACTACAGCCTTGTGTGATTTTGCGGATCTTACGTTTGGCACCGCTACGGTTACAGCAAGAGGATGCATGATCTACAATGATACTCAATCCGACAAAGCTGTGGCTGTCATCGACTTTGGTGGTGATAAGACCAGTACCGCAGGTAATTTTACAATTGTGTTCCCGGCTGCGAATGCAACAGCTGCGATTATACGATTGGCTTAAAATTTAATCTTTTGTGGTAAAATTTTTCTATGCCACTAACTACATTAAATTTTAAACCGGGTATCAATAAAGAAGAAACCGACTACGCAAACGAAAACGGTTGGGTAGATGGCAACCTTATTCGGTTCAGAAAAGGCAGGCCAGAAAAGATTGGCGGCTGGGAAAAACAGTCTGATACGAACACTTACCTAGGATCTGGCAGAGCCTTACACAGCTGGATCTCTCTTGGCGGAGCGCGATACTTGGGTATCGGCACGCACCTCAAATACTATATCGAAGAAGGCGAGGCCTACAACGATATAACCCCCATAAGAGCAACAACCAGCGCCGGAGACGTTACGTTTAGCGCAACCAATGGATCCTCTACATTAACCGTGACTGATGCTTCACACGGCGCATCTACGGGCGATTTTGTGACTTTCTCTGGCGCGTCTTCATTAGG